TCTACGAGTGTAGGGCCTTCGGTAAAAAAGGAGTGGGTTACAGTACCTTTTTTGTTTTAATTATACAATGCATAAGGGTAGGTGTCAAGCTTAATCAACAATAGTTAGAGCAAACACCTCTACGTATACGTCTAATGTGTGATGGATCTAATTTATATATATCGGCTAATGCATACGAACCCAATGTACTAGACATTATTTCATTGTATTGTTTTAAACTCATTACTCTTTTCTTCAATCCATTGCGTCCACGTATTTTATTTGCCATATCAACCATATTATCTTTATGTGTTCCAATAGATAAATGATCTATGTTAATGCATTGTGGGTTATCACAGCTGTGCATTATGACATCATTAGATGTTAATCGTCTATGTCTTAGTTCATATACTACTCTATGCATAAGGTATTGAATACCGCTCTTTCTTATAGGCACGTATCCTGTTTTTTTAGGTTTATGACTAATTACACTATGACAGCCATTATTATCTACACACCACTCTACTTTACTGTAAAATTCTTCTTCTGTTATATTCATTGATTGTTTCCTATAAACTAATTTACCTATAAAAAGACACCTGTTAGATTGTCGACATCTAACAGGCAGTTCATAGGTATTTATATTATACTCTATGTAGTAAGTCTTTGCAAGGCCTTATCCAACATTCTTTTTTGATTACGTTGCCAAAAACGTTTAGTTAGCTTAGCTGATGCACCGTGTCTAGTGGAACGCTCTAACCATTTGTTTCTATTAGCTTTAGTCTTTGGATGTTGTGTATCATATACCATCTCTATTTTACGTCTTTTAAATCCATTAGTTGTTATTGTAGTTCTGCCATAGAATTGATATATACCAGGATTAAGCTTAGTTGATTTATTAACCATCTTGAATAGACCTTTGTAACCAGATATAGATAACTTACTGAGAGCGCCACCAGTCCTAACATTGCGTACAGGCTTACTATTCAATCGCTTAGATTTACCAATTTTACGTTTACGACTGCCACCACGTCTTTCTTGAAGATGTGGGATTGCTTTGTTATTTTCAGATAGACCTTTTTCAAGGTTGAATAAACCAAGATATGTACCCTTTGATATATCACCAACTTCTGCAGTCATATCACGCCCACGGGCGGTTGTTACTTTAATTCTTGATTGATTGAATTTACCACGTACTGTCATTGATCTAGGTAGTTCAACGAATTTAGCACGTTTTTGAGTTGAATAAGCTTGATCATTCAATGTTGCTCTGATTGATCTTTTGATTACACCGATTGTTTGAGATTTACCAAGTTTTTTGAATTTATTAAATTGTTTGAAGTCTGGTTTAATTTGAAGGGGCATATTGTTTCCAGTTTTTGAGGTTTACATTATTATACTAAAACCAAGTTAAATTGTCAACTTATTTAAAATGCAGAAATTAATTAGAATTAGTCTAAAAGACACTTTTTGACTTTTTTGGAAAAAATGGATATTTCTTGATAATTTCATCGATATTTTTTCAAAATTCGGACATGTTTTGCACCCTAGAAAATTAGAATGCGTCTAAATTAAAACTAAAAGGCAATTAAAACAAAGGAGAAAAAGCCAAGGTGCAAAAATGCAGCTTTTTTGCTAAAAAAACTCTTTCTATCTTTTTTTTTAAAATAGTTCAGTAAGTAACTAAAGTGATAAAGGTTACTTTTGTCATAATAAAGATTCAAGAATAAGTTGAAATAGCTGCATCTTTGCACCTAAAATCAGAGTATATGATGTATAACAATGTTTAAGATGTTTTTTAGACGCATTACAATTCCGTAAAAATGCAAAAAAAGGGTCTATTATTACTATTTGGGTATTGGTTAGGAAATTAAAAAAGGTCACGCACTGTACGGTGGTGTAGTACGTGACTAAAAACGGAATTATGAAAAGCGTGTTTTTGAATATAAAATGCACCCTAGCATAAAACAAAGGGTTTAGAACGATATTTTATGAAAATAATTATATCTAAAATGATAAAAGCAAAAAAAATGGGAAAAATGATAAAAATACTTGACAAAATAATTATAATAGATTAAGATGTTTATGTTGGGTGTGGAGGTTGACAAAATGTGTGAAAATAAGTGGTATAATGTTAATTTAAATCATACAGTTAAAGTAAGATTAACTGATAAAGGTAGGGATATTTATTACCACCAAAACGATAAATTAAACCAACAATACAATAAAATAATGATTAAGCCTAAATACCCAGTAGAAGTAAATGGATATTATTCTACACAATTATGGAATTTAATGGCAATATTTGGTGAACACATTTTTATGGGTATGGATATTCCATTTGAAACAACTATTGAAATAGAGAACAAGGACACCCCATGAAAAAAGAATTTCAAAAACACTGCCTTGGCTATAATTTAAAACACACATCTGGTCCATGGAAAGTTTGTCCATGTGGTTGCAAGACTCAAGTAATAGGTGAATTAGATAAATACATTTGTGATACTCAGAATGAAGCAAACGCCCGTTTAATTGCATCAGCACCGGAAATGTTGGAAATATTAGTTGATCTATATAAATTAGATTTTATGAATAACCCTGAAAAAAGAGCCACGGCATTATTTGTAAAAACTTTAATCGAAAAAGCCACAGGATTAAAAATAGAGGATATTTTGAAATGAGTTATAGTTGCAAAGACTGCGGAACGGTTATCATGGAAGATGATTCAAACTTATGTCCTGAATGTAAATCAATGAAACCACCACATAAAATCAAGCTTGTCAAACTAGATCAGGATGCCTGTATGCATGTTTTATTAGTCGATTTATGGAATCGTTCACCCAATAAAGACGAATTACCATTCAACAAATGGTGTTTAAAAAATGGATTAGGAAAGGAAATCAAATGATTATATCTTATATGGCTATAGATTAGGGGTGAATGAATGAAATATTTTATTATTAGTTATCGATGCACAAATAATGATGCTAGTAAAACCTTTTATGGGGATGCTAACATATCTTGCAAGGTTTTTCCTCCAAGAAAAGTCATATGTGATAAGATTCTATACGGAGAGTTTACAAGCCTTGTTATACTAGGTATCACAAAAATAAGCAAAAAAGATTATCTATCATTTAGAGATAAGGGTAGTAATGATGAGTGATAATATAGAGTTTAAGAAGTTCGTAGCTAGTTTTGAAAAAGATGCTAGAACTAAAATACAAATGCAAAATAATGCTCTTCACTATAGACTAACATTCGACAATCTTATGCAAGCAGTCGAGAAGATAAATACAAGTAGTGGTAAACAGTATATGATCTGTATGGGTGAAAAGTTTTGGAGAGTATATTGGGATTTTTATCAAAACAGCATACCACTTAAAAATGAGGTATTTAATTGGAAAGACCACAACGGTATGCAAGGGGCTTTAGTCAAGGCACTGGAATATATTATGAATGAGGAGGGGAAGTGAGTATATTACTTATTATAGTTATTGTTTTCTTTTTGCTATCCGTAGGATATTTAATTGGTTTCACTGAAGGTTACAAATTAGGCAAAAAAGTAGGATATGGAGACAGAGAAATTGAGCAACTTACGGACACCACTAAATGACTAAACCAAAATCAAAGAGCAAAATGATAAAAGCATTGAGGAAGTGGGATAAACACTATTGGAAGTTTTGGAGTATTGGGCTGATATTAAGGTCTAAATCAGAAATTACAAAGCTATTCAATGAAGCAATAGAAAATAAAGTAATCAATATAGGGTGTAGTTCTTGTGGTGAGAATATGCCTAAAAATGAATGTCTAAGTTCTAAGCGTAAATGTGGGCATCATTGCAATCATTCTTGGTCACACGATTCCTGTTGTTGGTGCGGTAAAGAATGGCGAGAAGGAGAAGAGTGATGGAAGAAATAAAAAATAACACATACTACCGAGTAAAGAACCTAGATAAAAATATAGGTAGAATAGAAAATAACGATATAGTTGAAACTCGTGATACTATATCTAATCTTCCTTTTATATACTGCTACGGTGTTACCCACGGAGAGTCTGCATATATACACCAAGATTGGTTGTTTGCTCTTGGAGAAGAAGATAAGAAATTAGCTATAAAACAATCCTATGAGAATTCTGAAAGAAGTAGGAAATATTATGAGGAGAATAAGTAAGATGATTTACATACATAAAACTGGACTTTCATTTAAGCAATACAAGGATACATATCATTTGTTTACTGATAGTTTTGATAATAACTTTAAGGAGTTGCACGATTTTGCAAAATTGATCGGATTAAAAAGGGCGTGGTTTCAAAACAATAAAAAGCTACCTCATTATGATATTTTTGGAAACGCCTATGAAAAAGCAAAAGACAACGGTGGAAAAACAGTAAAGAGTTACAAAAAATTAGCGGAACTATTGAAAAAATATAAGCTATTCAATGAAGCAATAGCGACAAGGGGAATGTTATGTTTAAATTATTAATGAGTTACTTAGAAAACATAGTAAAGAAACAAAAAGAAGACAGAGATAGGGATATCAGACTATATGGAAAGAAAAAGGTGGAAGAATGGGAAAAGACAGATGGTCTTGACTACGTGGCGAAGAAATTGTTTAAATAAAATGAGCTATTTCACACACTTAATTGTAAATATATTAGTAGGATTAAAATGCCAATTACTAGCAGTGATGCACATCTTACACGGATTAATACCAATCAAATATACAAGCCACGATTGGTTAACAAAGCTGTTCAATGAAGCAATAGGACTTAAAAATAATAACTATAAGTACAAAAGTCGTAAAATTAAAAAAAACAAATAGGATAAAATTATGTCAGAAGAACTAAATAAAACAGAAAGAGAAGAATTTGAACAACTAAAAAAAGATAAAGAAAATAGTAAAAACAGAATATTATCTTTAAAAGTAAGCCAAAAAGGCGCTGTGTCATTATATGGATTAGGCCGTTTTCCGGTCACACTGTACAAAGAACAATGGGAGAAAGTTTTTCCTTTTATTGAGGATATCAAGGATTTCATTGCTGAAAATGCTGCAGAGTTAAAAACAAAATGAAAGTAAAACACTGCCCAAACTGTCTAATTAATTTTAATCAGCACGCTATAATTTGCAGCAACTGTAAAGGTGAATTGATTGATCATAATATAGATTATATCAAACCTGTCATAATAAATTATAGCAAAAGTGAAATTAAACCAAAAGAAGAATTTTGTGAATGGCTATTTCAAATACAAGGCAATAAATACAAAACAACCTGCAAAGCTCGCTATGCATTTAAAATTGATATTGGTGCTAAGTTCTGTCAATTTTGCGGGAAAAAAGTGAAGGAATTATAATGGCTGAAAAACCAACAGCAGCGCAAATTGAAGCGCAAAGAACGGAAATGATAGAAAATTTAAAAGAACAGATTTCACTTAATAAAAATGGTGGATATTCAAAAGAAGAAACAATTGCCATTATTAAAGGAGTTTGTATTGACAATGGAACTGAACAATTAATGCCATTATATAAAATGTGGGTTGATAAGTTTTGGGATGAAGCATGATAGAAAATGACAATGTAAATGATCTTGAATTTAATCTATTTTTAAATGCATTTACACGACTATTCACAATTGAAAATGATTTTGCCCGTCTTCATTTTATAGACTTTAATTCACTAGAAAAAGAAAGCACAAACTTAAATACTAGACTTCAATTTTTGGAAGGTGGTTTTTATAATGTCTAATTTACACAATATCGACTGTATGAAATACATGGCAACGTGTCTTGATAATCAATTTGATTTGGCTATTGTTGATCCTCCTTATGGAATAATGGACGAAAAGAAATCATCAGGATTTATGAGACCAATGAATAACAAAAAAGCATCAACGTGGGATAAGAGGCCAGATAGTAAATATTTCAAAGAATTAAAGAGAGTCAGTAATAATCAAATTATCTGGGGTATGCAATATTTTATATCTGATTTAGATGATTGCAGTAGTGTTCTGATATGGGATAAAGTTACGGGGTCAAGTTATTTTGCTGATGCTGAACTTGCATATTGTTCAATTAAGGGCACTGCGAGAATATTTAAACATCAATGGTGTGGTGCTTTTAAGGAATCAGAAAGAACTATTTCACCTATACAGGCCTGTCAAAAACCAATAATGCTCTACAAATGGCTACTAAAAAACTATGCCAAAGAAGGTGATAAAATACTTGATACACACCTCGGCAGCGGATCTATTGCAATAGCCTGTCATGATATGGGATTTGATTTGGAAGGGTGCGAAATTGACAAAGATTATTTTGATAATACAAGTAAACGATTAAAAAATCATACAGATCAAAATACTTTTTTTTAAAGGTTAAAAAAAATAACAAAAATAATAAAAATATTTGACAAAAATAAAATTATAAGGTAAAATAATTTGTTCATTCCTTTGGCTGGTAGCTGTGCATAGGTTGCCAGCCATTAAAAAGGAATGAAGGAAAGGAGTGAATAATGAATAACGATTTAATACAACTTACATACAAAACAAAATGGTCTGATGAAGATGATTCTTTCATTGGAACATGTTCTGAATTTCCCTCACTATCTGCTTTTGGCATTACACATGAAGAAGCTTTAAAAGAAATAAAAATAGTTGTTGTTGCATCTTTAGATTGGAATAGCAAAAAAACTGAAGTTACTAAATGTGGATCAGGCGTAATAATAAAAAACAGGAAAAAATGATGATTAAAATGATTATAAATAAAATTAAGTCAGATTTAAAAGAACTTGAATCATATGTAAAAGAATCGTCAATTAATACAGAAACATTGTTTTATAGAATGAGGCAAACAATTGATACTCTAATTGGAGTAATAGAAAGAAAATCTGATGAAGAATGGAAGCCAGTTGATCCAGAAGACCAACTGAGAGACTCTAAAGAAAATGAATTTACTATTGATCCAGACTTTGGGAAAACACCAACATCAGAACAAGTAAATCACCCTGATCACTATAATGCACATCCATCTGGAATTGAATGCATTGATATAGTTCGCCACCATAATTTTAATATTGGTAGTGCTATAAAATATCTATGGAGACAGGGCTTAAAAAAAGACAATAGCAGCATTCAAGATCTAAAAAAGGCCATCTGGTATATTGAAGATCAAATTAAAAAACAGGAGAAATAATGAAAACATATTTAGATAAAGTTTTACCATTTTTCCCAACGGCTCACGTGTATAAAAGCGATGAACTAATAATTGAACCAAAAAATAATATTTATTTCAGAATTGATAACGTTAGATCTAACTTAGAATTTGATTGCAAAATATTAGAATACTGTTCAAGGTCAGCATGTAAAGGTGTTTCTGATTATTGGCAACGATATATGCGACGTGGAATCAATAGTTATTTCAATATAAATTGGTCTAAAGATGATATGATGAAAATTTATACATATCTTGGAAATGGTGTAAATCGTGACTTATGCAGGTTATTTATAATTGGTGGATTTAATTTAAATATACTAAAGGAGAAAAATAATGGGTAAAGGCAGCAGAAATAAAAGGTTGAAACGCTCTGTTAAAAAACATAGTGTGGATATCTTAAGAACGTACATCAATGAGATCAAAGCATTTAAGTTTTCACCACGTATATCAATTGCATGGTCTATTGTAAAGGGTAAACGGTGGCAAGCTGAAATTTTGCGCTATACATTTGCGATAATGTTTTTATTAGCTTGTTATGGATTGTATAGTATTTCATGCGAATTTGTAGACTGGCATAAATTAATTCAATCTATGCAATAGGAGCTGTTTGATTGTTGGTGGGCGCTGGTAGTGTTCACCAACAATAAGAAACTAAAGGAATGGGATATGCAAAAAGAAAAAGCAATAATTTTTAATACTGAAATGGTAAAAGCTATTTTGGATGGATGCAAGGTTGAGGTAGTGCCGTTTTGAAAATAGGAGTAAATGAAGAAAATGGATTCTCTATTGATGAAATTGAAAGATTTGAGATAATAAGGGCCTTCCGACACATACAGAAGGTTCTGCGTAGTCACTTCACACGTGATGAGACTACCCCTATTTACGAGGCGATGGTCAAGGCACAGGATAGAGTGTTAATGGAAAGATTTAATTTAAAGGCTGGAACAAAAAGAGATAAACGGAGTGTGTTCTGTAGTCACTGTAAAAAACCCACATTTCATCTAATAAAAACAAACGGAAATAAATGTGTAGTATGCAGAAATATAGCATAAAAACATAAAAGGAATGTAACATGCCAACACCAAAAACAACACGAAAAAGAACAGGTGCAGAACTAGACAATGATTTAGTTCCACTATTAAAAGTAAGAGCAATTCAATCAGGACATACTTATAGTGATTATTTGAATTATGAACTATGGCAAATAGTAAAAAGACCTGTTGTTAAAAAAATAATTAAAAAGAAAAAATAAAATATGTCGTCTGAACTACCTGAAGCAATACATCCAGTTACGCAAGAACAGATTAATGAATTACAAAAAAAACTAACTTCTGATTTTTGGACCAACAAACACGGTAAATATAAAAAACTCTATGGATATAGAGACAGCACAGATCAGATACAATTTGTTGCTGCAGAATTTGAAAAATCAACACGTACTTTTTATTATTCTGAATCAGGCTGGATTCCAGCAACACCAAGAAACATAAAACCTATTAATCTTTTCAATGTAACCAGAATATCAGAAAAATGTAAAAATGTTTTTATAGTAAATTCTGAAAAAGATGCTATGAAAAAAATAAAAGATTGGCACGGTTTATCTTGGTGTGGTGGTAACTTTAAAACTATTGGTTATAGCAATTGGAAAAAGCTAACTAACATAGAAAATATTATAGTTTGGACAGATGAAAAATCTGCAAAGAAGATTAAACAAAGATTGCCACATGCCAAAATTATTACCAGAGGTAAATTCTCTGAATGCGAAAATCATAGCTTAGTATTTACAGATATTTTAAAGCTTGCACAGTTGGATGTACGTGAACCAGACCCATATGAATTTTATAAATTATATATTAATGAATTTTATGGGGATGAAAGTCTTGAGCAGAGAAATGGTATCTTCTGGCAGTATATGAAAAATGAGCACCACTGGATAAAAGAAGATATGGAAAACATAAAAGCAAATTACCAAACGTGGTTTGCTGAACATCGTGAAGATATAGGAACTTCTTTACTTGATTATGTCAGGGCAGAAGGTCAAGCAATTAATAAATTTATCAATAATACAATTGAATTTATCAGACGACATGCATCCTGCCGGATATATAGCAACCCGTTTAAAGATAGTGCAATTAGTCCTTATATACATTTAGAAAATGGTATGATTTATTTATCTAAAAAAGGAAAGATGGCAGAATGGATTGATAGAGCAGAAGAAAATGAAGATTTTTTTAGAAAAAAATACCCGGTCCATTGCTGCGATTATGAATTTAATAAAAAGCATTTAACAAAAGTTGATATAAATGATGCACCTTGCTATAAATATGTTATTGATAACTTCATTCCTTATGACTTAGAAATATCAGATACAGAACGAAAAAAAACATATGAATTCTTTAGTCAAATAATTGCATATTCAATCAGCCCCATCAAACCCCGTGAATTCTTTTTTGGCCTTTATGGCAATGAAGGAACTGGAAAAACATTTTTTGTTGATGTAATAAAAGATATTATTGGTGACAGCTTTTTCCTTGAAAGATCAATTGATGAAATGATGGATAATAGATTTGCAAGTTCTGATTTTTGGGGATCCAAAGTATATGTTGAACCGGATATGAAAACAAATAGCGTTCTTCCTGAAGCATTTATTAAAACATTCTCAGGACAAAAACAGATTACAGTTGAACACAAACAAAAACAACCTGATAAGGGTGTCAATATTTCTATTGCAATGTTCTTTGTTTCTAACTTTGATTTTATAACAAAAGGTATGGAAGGGTTGGCACGTAGGGTTATTTACCTTCCTTTTAAAAATAGAATTGAAAACCCTGATACAGCGTTAAGAGATAAAATATCTGGCAATGAACCAAAAGGAAAAGAAGCAGGTAAACATAGTGGACGACAATTTGACGAACGGCCTATTATATTAGGGCTTGCAATGCAGGGATGGAAATCATTCTTAAAAAATGGCAGCAACTTTACACTCCCAAAATGGGTTGCAGATGCAAAACAAGCCTGGATTGAAAAAAGTGATACTGTACGTGGTTTCATCAATGAAAAGTATTTGCGGTATGAATACAATGTAGAAGAACAACGTGGAAGTTTATACGAAAAATATAAAACATACTGCAGTGAAGAAGCCGATAAAAAACCATACGGGAAAAGTAAATTTTATGAAGAAGTATCAAGAATGAAAGATGTTAGATTTAAAAATAAAAATGGTGATAGAGTGTTTGAATTCTATCCAGGTAAAGCAAAAGAAGGTGGGCCTTTTTCGGGATGAAAAAAGATGACTGAATTAATATATGGTGATTGTTTAAAAATTTTACCATCTATACCATCTAAAAGCATTGATTTCATTTGCGCTGATATTCCATATGGAACAACACAATGTAAATGGGATGTTGTAATTCCATTTGACTTAATGTGGCCACAACTAAATAGAGTAATTAAAAATAATGGCGCAATTGCTTTATTTGGCAGTGAACCATTTTCAAGTGCATTGAGAATGTCAAATATAAAAAATTTCAAATATGACTGGATTTGGGATAAAATAAAAGGAACTGGTTTTTTAAATGCCAAAAAACAGCCAATGAGAAACCATGAAATAATTAGCATATTTTATGAAAACCAATGCACATATAATCCACAAAAAACAACAGGACACAAATTAAAGCAATCAAGCCGAAATAAACACCATCAAACTAAAGTATATGGTGATATGAAAAACAACTATTATTATGAATCTACTACAAGATATCCAAGAAGTATACAAGCTGTTTCTTCTGATACTCAAAATTCATCATTACATTCAACACAAAAACCAGTGAAATTAATAGAATACTTTATAAATACATATACAAATGAAGGTGAAACAGTGCTGGATTTTACCTGTGGTAGCGGTACATCATTAGTGGGATGCCATAATACTAAAAGAAACGGAATAGGCATTGAAAATGATGTTAAAATTTACGATATAGCAAAAAAACGGCTAGATCTGCATAAACAACAATTAACACTTTTTTAAAAAAAACATAAAAAATATCAAAAAAATGATAAAAAAGTTTGACAAAATAATAATAACAGTGTATAATTACTTATAACAATTAAGGAAATGACTATGACAAACATTAAATTAAGTAATAAAGAAACTGTTGGTGATTACACTTCGTTTGAAGTATCTGTTGAAAATGTAAATATTTGTATTTGCAAATCAAAAGATTCAGTTCAGGTGGTAATTAAAAATGCTTCACATAACGCCTACAAAGGTATGGGTAAATTTTTCAACAATATGAATGAAGCTATTGAAAATTATAAAAATAAAAAAATTATTGCAGCTTTACAGTTTGCTGCAGATTTTACATAAAAATAAACACCCCTGAAAAGGGGCACCGTCTTAACTAGTCATTAAGAAAATTGTTAGAGTTACCAGGGCAAATTCATTTGGGAGTGCCTTGGTAACTTTCGGCCACCCCCTCCACCCTCCTACTTTGGCGATGGGTGGTCGATAATTTACAGAGAAAAACGAAAGTCAGGAACAAAATATGAACCGATTATTTGAAATTGAAATACTATTTAAAAAAGAAATCACTACAAACGGTATAACTGAAGATAATACAAAAGCCTATCAAATGAAATTAAATACACTTGGTGACTATATTGAACGTTTGCACATGCAGCTTTATGCAGAAAAAAATAAACCTAACAAGCCTAATAAAACAAAATTTTCTACTATAGGTAGGCATAATGAAAAAATGAATGAATTTGACAAGGAAATTTTATGAGAGAATTGAAACAATTTGATGAAGCACTTGCAGAAACAGCAAAAATAACTGAAGACTTTTTTGAAAAAGCTGTTAAAAATGCTATCAAATATGGAGCTACAATAGAAGAACTTGCTAAAAAAAGTGGCTTGACTGAGAATAAAATTAAAAGTATAATTGATAAATGAAGAAAATAATAATTTTCGTTTTACTTCTATCTGCAATCTACAGCTATTCATACAACGGTTACTATTATTTTGTGTTTGATAATGTCATTGAGCACGAAACAGGGAACGTTCATTCAGTCAATGGTTCTGTTGTTATCAGCCCAAAAGGTGCTATTGGATTATGCCAAATTATGCCGGATTTATTAATTGATTACAACAAAGCGACTTCGAACAATTACAAAACAAAAGATTTATATAATAAAAAAATTAATAGGAAAGTTGGCAAATGGTACTTCTTTCAATTTCTGTATACTCTCTACAATGGAAACATAATTAAAATGGTAAATGCTTATAATATGGGTAGCGGTAACACTGCAAAAGGTAAATATAATTTTACATATTTAAAAGACATAATTCCAGTTGAAACAACCTATTGGATCAGAACAATAAAAGTATTGCGATTTTATGATAATATTTGGATAGTAGAGGTGGAGTGAAAATATTGTGGTGGATGATATTTTGTTACAGGAAATTTGTTCATTGAAAGAAAAACTAAAAATAGCAACAAGAATTGTAAAATACTATGTACCTGATTTAAATGAAGCTGACTTTATGCACGATATAGGGACGGAAGATTTTCAGTTATACCTAGAAAACAACAAAATAGAAGCTGTTAAATTATCAAATTTAACTTGAAATAATACAATAAATGGAGTATAATTAGTAATATGTCAGATGAATACACTAATCCGCCAATATGGTTTCAACAATACGAAAAGCACCAAAACAATGAATTCAGAGATATAAAAATTCTATTAAAAGATTTTGTTGATAAAACAACCGATAACACTGAACGACTAATTAAGATTGAAACAATAATTGAAGTTTACGAAAAAGATTTAAATAATTTAGGCGTAAAAAATAACAAACAGCATGAAGAATTTTACAACAAAATTAATGCAATTGAAAAAAAACCTGACTTAACAAAAAGAGTTGAAGACTGTGAATCAAAAAATAAAACCAATGAAACAAAATCAGAAAAAAACGAAATAGAAGTAGTGAAAATAAAAACATCGGTTAGAACATTGTACATTGCCTTTGGGGTTATTGTTGCTATTATTGCCACATTATCAAAATTAGGTGTCTTATGAAAAAATTAATTGAAGTTGCCTTTAGTCAGTATGGTGTAAAAGAAATTGTTGGTAAAAAACATAATCCGGTTGTTGTCAATTATTTTAAAGAAATCGGATTTAAACAAATTGATAATGATGAAACCCCTTGGTGCTCTGCTTTTATTAATTGGTGTGCATTAAAATCTGGACTAGAAAAAAATATGAGCAAAAAATTAAATGCTCGGTCCTGGTTAAAAGTTGGTAATGAAATAAAAGATCCTGTTCTTGGTGATATTGTTATTTTTTGGCGAGAAAACAAAGATGGCTGGAAGGGTCACGTTGGCATTTATATAAATGAAGATTCTAAAAATATAAATGTTTTAGGCGGTAATCAAGGTAACGAGGTTTGTATCAAGCCATATCCAAAGGATAGATTGCTTGGTTATAGAAGATTAAAAAGGGGTTGAACATGAAAAAATTCTTTTACGATAACAACAAACTTTCAATGGGTAGACTACTATCCTTCATTCTGTTTTTTGTCTGCATTGGAATGTGGATAATCTTAAAACTTAAAGGACTTGATGTATCTGATAATGATATGAATCTTATAAAGTGGGGTTGGATTGCTGCTATTGGTGGCAAGGCTGTTCAAAAATTTGCAGAGAGTAAAAAATGAGTCCGGTTGCAGTTTTAACAATCATTATCTTAATTTTAATAATAGTAATAATGTTATTACGAAAACAAAAAAACAGAATTGACAAAGCAAACACAGGAATTATTGCAGATATAATTGACCTAGAAAAAAAAGCAAAGGATGTAAAGAATGAAAAAAAGCCTGATAATATTAATGATCTGCTTAATCAGTTTTGTGACATTAAACGCAAATACTAATAGCACCTTTGAACCAAGTGTAATTGACAATAAAATTTGTTTTTCTTTTGAAGAAGGTTCTGAGCTTTTAAAGATAGTAAAACTGCATCCGATAAATTTAGAATTAATCGAAAAATATAAACAACAGAATCAATTAAACAAAAAAAATACCAGACGTAAAATATTTGTTTCTTCAGGAATTGGAATTGTAGCTGGCTTTGTTTTTGGAATTGTTACTGTTATAAAGTTAAAATCTTAGCTGCAGCACAAATAATAAAAAATAATACGTAAATTATGAACAGTTTTCTATAAAAGCTTTTTTTCATACACATCAAAAATCACTTAAGTAAAACGCCAACAAATTAAATTACCAATAGATAACACGCTTTGGTAAATACCCCACTCTTGATCACCCATAATAAAATTACCAATAGCAGCAATTCCGCAAAGTATAAACACTATAAAATTTACTTTTTTCATCCTACAACCACCCCTTGAAATATTTTTTTTGCATTATGTATTGTATCATAATCAAAATCTTTTTTTTGTCTTAAAACATAAATTTCAGCAATACTATAAACAACATCATCTTGAAAAATTAGTTTATTACCTTCTACCCTATAGAAGAGTTTTAATTTTCTGTGATATTTATTAAAATTCTTCTTTTCTTCTGCCACGTGCTTCCTTAAGTGTAATATTATTTTCACTTAATCGTCTTCTTAATGTTTGACGCTTAGATGGATGTATCTTGAAATGATCCATAATTTCCCAAATTGTCCTAGGCTTTTTCTTTGCCCACGCAATAATTTTTTCATTCATAATGAAACTCCTTTATATAGTAGAATTGTAACATATTTATAAGTTTATTGCAAACTTTTTTTATAAATAATTTGACAAATATTGTTATTTATAATATAATAATCTAGGAATGAATATGCCAAATGAAAATGAATACAAACTAACAGATAGTGAAAAAGTCGTTATGCACCACGACCATATCAGAAAATTAAAATCATTGAAACATAACTTATCTTTTTTAGATAAATTTGAGCTTGAAGATGTTAGTGTTTTCAGAAGTATCAAAAATGATTTGCCTTCAATGTTTCCTGATGATATGAAAGATGGCAGGGGTTTCAATATGCAAGAAATGATGAATAGTTTCATGGAACATTGGAATACTAATATTGATCGTTTTGTTAAAAACGAAAATACCGAATTAAAAAAATTACTAAAGGAATAAAAGCATGGATATAAATGAATGGGTAGGCGCAGGACGACTAACAAGAGATCCTGAATTGTCGTATACAAAAAATCAAACATCAGTTTGCAATTTTTCAATTGCATCCAACGGAATGAAAGAAGGTGAAGTTTCTTTTTTTGATGTAACAGCTTGGAGTAAAACAGCAGATAATGTTGCAAAGTTTCTTAAAAAAGGAAGTCAATGTATTATTGAGGGAAGATTGCACCAAGATAGGTTTCAAGATAAGGACGGACAAAACCGTTCTAAAGTTAAAATAATTGCTCGTATCGTTCAGTTCATAGGTGGGAAATCTGATGCAGCAGCAGGTGGGCAGCAGCAGCAGCAGTATACAGGACAGCAGCAAGGGCAACCACCAGATGATATTCCAATTCCTGAACCAGAATGGAATAATGGCGCTATCAATGAAGGTGATGTTCCTTTTTAAATACAATTGACAAAAGAAGACATTACTAATGCGGTAAGAATATTTTTTTCTTACCGCTCAGTAAAATTATTTAAAAACGAACCACATAAAAAAAAGATTCGTGGTTGTTGGCAAGCCATAAAAGATTTGGGTTATCCACCAGGAACACCTGATACTATGGGTTGGCGTACACCAGACGGTAAAACATTTGGTGTTGAGATTAAAACCATTAATGATAAGCTGTCAAAAGTTCAGATTAAGATTTTGACAATGATGATTAATGATGGTTGCATAATTTATATTGCCAAAGAACGTGAAGATGGTGATATTGATTTAATAGATTATAAGACAGAGGAAAAGGAAATTATTTATGTGCAATGAATCAACTTTTTGTGGTAATGATAAGTGCATAAGTTACAGCATAGAAATAGTTGACCACGAAAAAAATAATTGTTTCTTTCATTCTGATGTAACTATATGCGATGAATATAAAAAAAATGAAGAACTAACTGCATCCGATGCATTCAAGGAATTAAATGAAAAATAACACAGTACCACTACACACAAACAGCAACAAAAAAATAGTATTCCTGTTTTCTGTTTTTGCATCTGCATTTTTTAATATAATGCTATTTTCATCTATTGGTGAAAATATTGGAATTAGAATTATTTGGGGCCTGGTTGGTGTATCTGCAGTATTTTTTCAAACTGCAAAATTAAGAGAATTTTTTAACACTACTAAATCAATCAGATATTTACATCTTGCCTTTTATATTATTTGCACTGTTGGGTCTATTGCAGGAACACTTGGCGCTGGTTATAGTCATATTGAAAAAACAAAATTAAACAATATTGACAACACAACGCAAATAGAATTATTAGATAAAATGATTTCAGATATTGAAACTGTTGATATTGATGAAACAGATACCGCAATCAATACAGCAATGACAGGAACTAATTTAAATCAATGGGCGGTTATTAGATTAATAAAAGAAAAGAATAAATTTCAGGTTGCGAAAACTAATATCTACAATAGACTATTTGAATTAAAATCAAAGAAAGCAACACTATTAAAAAGTCAGTCTGGTGTAATTAGTTCATTATCTGGATTATCAAAATTATTTAATGTCAGTGAAAGTTTCATTGCTTTCATCTTTCTAATATTCGTTAGTGTTATATTGGAATTAATGGTTTATGGTTCGGCTACATTTACGGGGGCTCTATTCAGACAGCGCACAAAAAAAGTTTTAAAATTTAAGAAGAAAAAAAAAGACGGTCAAATATATTTATTTAAATAGGGGAAAATTATGTCAATAGATTACAAAGAATTATTGCAAATTGCAAATGAGCGTGATGAAGAAAATGAAATTTTAATTGAATTACTTCAAAAGAAAGTTGGCTTTTTAAGAGTTATGAACATACTTTTAACAATATTTTTGGGTGCCTTTGCTGTATTATATTTAATAGGATAAATTATGGGTTTAAAAACAATAGACGAATTACCAGAATCAACCGACCCAATAAATGTAAATGAATGCATTTTACCAATATGTGACTATCCCATAATTGGTACGCCAATAGCAACTAGAAAAATTTTATTCTCTAATTTAGTAGACACAATTGTCAAAGAAGTTATAAAAGATGGCCAGATAAAAATAATTAAAACTATTGATGGTAGTGTTATACTAAAAAGGAAATCATATGAATGATTTATACAAAGATTTAAATATAGATAAAAATGCAGATGAACAAACTATCAAAAAAGAATATCGTAACTACTGCAAAAATAATCATCCTGATGTTGGTGGCGATACAGAAGATTTCAGAGATAAAAAAAATAAATATGCTGTTTTACTTTGTCCAACTAGACGAAAAAAATATGATGAAACTGGTGATACAACAGAAGAAGATCAACAGAATAAATTATACAGTAATATTATGCAAATTTTCCTTCTTCTAATACAGCGAGATAGCAATAATATAGATGACGACATTAATCTTATGAAAGAAAATGCATTTGAACAATTAGAAAGTCAAGAAAATGAAGTGAAAACTAACATTGAAAAAACACAAAAGTTCATTGATAGAATAGTTTTGAAAAATAAAGATAAAGAAAACACTGTATTAACTATGTTAAAACAAACAACGGCACAAATGGAGTTGAAACTAACTGAACTTAAAAACCAAAAAGAGCTGCAAACAAAAATATTCAAATATTTGAAAGATAATTTTGAATACATTAATGAAACAGGTGAAATTCCTGATATTGCTTTTGGAAAAATCAGGCGTGGCGGTTGTTCTCGTTTTGGATTTGATGCCAACTGGTAATGTATAAACTTAGGACATACCAACAAGAACAAAGGATGCTGAATAAAAAAGCAATCCTGACATCAAAAAAAATATGCTCTGTTGCACCGACTAGATCAGGTAAAACAATTATGTTTGCTGATATGTCCAGACGTATGGAGGATGCAGGAAAATATGTTTTAGTATTAACACACCGCCAAGAAATATTTGACCAAACATTTTTAAAATTTTCTGAATTCGGAATATCTGCTGGGCAAATTAAATCTGATAAATTAATAACTAGAAACTTAATCCAGTTAGGAATGATTCAAACCGTTCATAAGCGATTACAAAAACAGGAGAAGATGAAAAAAAGATTTAAAAACTTTACAATAATTAAAAAACCTGACTTAATCATTATAGATGAATGTCATCATACCGTAAGTAAAACATGGAAAGAAGTATTGGATTATTTTGATGATGTTCCACGTATTGGATTTACTGCAACGCCTGAAAGGTTGGACGGCACTGGATTAATAGAAGTTTTTGATACTATGGTAATCGGGAGATCAACACAATGGATGGTTGATAACCATTGGCTATCACGCCCCGTTCACCTGTGCCCACCCTCACCACTAGATAAAGCAAATTTAAAACTTCGGATGGGTGACTACGATAAACAAAGCCAAACTGACATAATGAAAAAACATGTTGTCTGTGCTGATGTTGTTAAATCATATCGCGAATTTTTTAATGGTGCACCTGTAATTGTCTTCTGCTGCACTATAGAACACGCCATAACAATGACTGAAGCATATGAACGTGATGGATGGAAGCCAGCCATAATACACGGTAAAATGACCAAGAAACAAAGAAATGATTCTATGGATGGCTTCAGATCTGGTAAATACCAATTATTGATAAGTGTGGATTTAATTGGCGAAGGAGTCGATGTACCCGCAGCTGCTGGTGTGCAATTATTACGAAAAACAAAATCATTATCGTTGTATCTTCAAATGTCTGCACGTGGAATGACACCTGTTTATGCAGATGGCTATAATTTAGAAGATGACCACCAAAGAAAAAAGGCATTGCAGGAGGGAAAACCAGAATCAATAATACTTGATCACGCTGGTAATTTCTGGAATCACGGATCTATTTTAAAAGAACGAGAATGGAGCATAGACCATAAAAAACGCAATAACAGAGAAAAACAAACTATCAAAAAAATAACCTGCCCTGTTTGCGCTTTTAGTTGGGAAGTAGATACTAAAATTTGCCCTCATTGCGGTCACTCTTTTGACGTTGCAGCAAGACAAAAAAAAGAATTTGAAATGCACGAACTAAAAGAAAAACTAATAAATGTAAATGATATTGAAAAAATGCAAGCTGAGTCATTGAGCAAAGTAATTTTACGTATAAAAACATATGATAACAAACGTAATGCAATGTTTAAAATTTTACATAACTCTATTCGTGATGGTGAAATAAATCTAAAAAATAAAATTGCTGCAATGACTGATGGATTAGGATATAAATCTGAATACAAATATTCTGTATGGAAATTTCTACGTGGAAAATATGGTGCAAAATTGGATGATTTGGCATAAAAAAAAATATAAATTATTTTATCAAAAAACTTGACAAAATAATTATAACAAGCTAAAATTGATTTATCAATTAAGGAGTGAATGTTGAAAGTTATCTGTGCATGGTGTAAAAAAGTTATTAGTAATCCTGATAACTCAAAAGAAATAAGTCATGGAATTTGTGGTGAATGCAGCAAAAAAGAATTTCAAAAATTTATGGACAAAAAGTGTCCAGTAAACAAGGTAAAATGATACTATGAAAAATGATAAAATAGCGATAACAGAAAAAACTTTATACAAAAGAACTACTATTGTTATTCCTGATTCAATTGAAGAAGTTGTTGAAATAGCTGAAAGAATTAAAAAATGGTTTAAATATAAAAAAGTATTTGCAGTTGCATTTAATCAACTAGGATTTGAACAACGTTGTTTTGTGATCAATGCATCTAGATTTGGATTATCTGATTCAATAATAATCAACCCAACTTTTGAGCCTTGCAAAAATTCAAAAATTGTTTCAAGTATAGAATGGTGTGTTAGTTTTCCAGGTAGAAAGTTTGTAATCAAACGCCACAAAATGATAAAAATGACTTACTACAGTTTATCTAAAAAAGAGATAACAACTATTAAGCTGCATGGAATGTCTGCAATTATTTGTCAACATGAAATTTCACATCTTAATGGAACGCCTGATGATAGAATTGAGGAATTAAATTAAATGGAAACAAAAGATATTTTAATCACCTTACAAAAAAAATATGGTAAGAATCCATTCAATGAAGATGGCAGTGTGAAACAGGAGTTTCTTTTTTTCGTTGTTAATTGGTATGAAAAAGCATCACAGGATGTAGTCAGGCAGTTGAAGGAAGTAAAGAAAAGTAGTGAATTATCGGAGAATTTATAATGAAAAAAGAAAGTAATCCACCACCACCGGAAAATTCAAAGCCACCTGCACCACCTGCACCACCATCGAAAAGAATCATTTGCGAAGACGTGAGACCTGACTTAAAGGCTTTTCAAAAATTAATAATGAAAAGAGCACGTGACTTTTTCAAATTTTCAAATGGAATATTTTTTGAAGATTTTAAAACAGGACAAGGAAAATCAAAGGCTGTTAAATGAATAAATACACACACATAAATCACGACACCTTCCAAGAAGACCGCAATAATGGAATAGGTGCATCTGATTTTGCTATACTATGCCTTGAAAGTAATTTTATGACACCCCGTGATTTATGGGCGATTAAAACAGAACAAGAAAAACAAGAAATTTCAGACGAACTACAAAAATTGTTTACTGCTGGAAATGAGCAAGAACCGGTTACACTTTGGCGATTTTTAAAAAGTGTAAATGAAAAAGATGCTGATAAAATATTTGAAACTCATTTAAATCAAAGCACAGTAACAACTGCAAACAGCAAACTTTTCACACGCTTCCAACACAATGATTACATGTTCGCACATCCTGATATGATTTATTTTGATGGTAAAAAAAATATAAATGTCGAAGGAAAATTTGTAAAATACAAAGGTGAATGGGATTTTAAGGACTTAACAGAACAAGGTTTGCCATTTAAAGTCTATCTTCAAGTTCAATATCAAATGATGTGCACAGGGTTAAATGAAACAATTGTTTGTGCTAATTATCAAGGTGCTGAAAATTTCTATTTTCCTGTAAAAGCTAATAAAAAATTCTATCCAAAAATTGAAAAAATTTGTGCTGATTTTTGGGGATTGGTAAAACGAAAAGAACCACCGATGCCAGAAAGCCGGAAAGATTGGAAAAAAATGTTTCCAAACAGAAATTTTAAATCAATCATTCTTCCTGAAGAACTTGAAATGGAAACAATAATGATGAAAGATAGATTTGCATATGTGAAACAAAGAATAAAGCAACTAGAAACAGAAAAGGATAAAATTAAAAATTCTGTTATGGCTTCAATGACTCAAAACAATTTGATTCAAACAGCAGATGGTGAACAGATTGCAAAAATAACTTGCTGGGATGAAGAAAAAGTTTTAAAATTATCTACCATCAAAAAAGAGCACAAACGAATATACAAATATTTGTTAAAAAATGATATGATAAATATCACAGAAAAAACAAGATTAACTTTTTAAGGGGAAAATTATGGAAGCAATGGTTACAATAGAACTGAAGGAATATAAAACACTACTAACTGTAAAAAATGAACTTGACGAAATTCTAAAAGACAATAAGCTAAGTATTGTTGTTGGGGAATACAAAAAAGATGTGCTCTATCACAGCCCTTTTATGAATTTTTTTGAACCAAGTTTAGAATTCGTATATCATAAAAACGATAAAGGTATAGAAGGAATTAACGACCATTTCAACAAACTAGTCAACAACTACAAAGCCGATAACGAAAAAATGATTAAAGATATAATTAGCGAAAATGAAAAATTGAAAAAAGAACGTATAAATTTAGATGGCAGAAATTTATTTCAAAGAATATTTGACATAGGAAACTAACATGGTAACATTTATAATTGGTGATGAAGGAACTGGAAAAACAAGATTATCAAGACAGATAGTAGGTGATAAAAAATATGTATCTCTGCCTCCATCTGAATGCAATAGTCGATTTATACCCATAGACGAAACAACAGAATATATAATCTACGAAGATTTAAGAGAGCCATCAGATATAACTCCTATTATTTTTTCTGATATAATGAAAGTAGAGCGTCAAATGAAGTCACCAATAGAAATAAAAACACCAAACATAATAGTCGTATGTAGTCCATTTTTAAATTTAGAAGATATATTGAAAATAAAAAATTATCCATACGATTTTTATATAATAGAAACAAGCAAAACTGAAGGAAAACAAAATGATTAAATCACTATTACCAAGACTTGCGGAAATAGGTAAACTAAAAATTGGATGCAAAGGACAAAAGAGACTTTCCAAACAGGGCAAGGAATACAGGCTTCCGCAAAAATTAGATCATTTTGTTGCAACGAAATTAACAAAAGATAAATCAGATAATTTTATTACTGATGAAGTTATCATGGGGAAAATAGGCAAAAATTGTAGAGAGATCGATATGATTCTCTGCTATGATTCAATAGAAAAAGACTTTTTAAATTCATTAGCTCTCTATGCAGGTAGAAAATGTATTTGCCGTGGTGATGGTGAAACAGCAATTCAGCAACAAAAGATACCAGATGGCAAAGGCGGATTTAAAAAAGACAAAAAAGGTTATGACCTTCGAGAACCAAAAGAAGTAAAATGTGCTGAAGATGGTTGCCTATTTTTAGTGAATAAACAGTGTAAACCAAATGGGATTTTATCTATGATACTTCCTGATAGTGGTTATATTGGCGGTGTACATAAGATCAGAACAACATCATGGAATTCTATCAGAAACATTTTAAGCTCTTTAAGTGTTATTGCCAGTCAAACAGGTGGCAAGCTTGCAGGAATACCACTAAAATTACAAATAATAAAAATGCCTACTGAAGAACATGGTGAAATTGATGTTCTAAATGTTGCCTTTAAGGGTGATCGAAAAGCATTACAAAATGAAGTCAAGCAGCTTATTGAATATAGATTAAAAAACGGCATAGACATGAACAAGATCGAATTACTAGCTGAAAAAACTGGTGTTCTTGGTGACAATGATGAACCTAGTGATGTTGAAGATGAATTTTATTTTGAAGACAAAAAGTCTGATAACAAAAGCAAATCAATGGACATAAGTGCAGATTCTTTTGCAACGTCCGGTAAAGATTTAATTGATGTTGAAAAAATAGAAGAAGAAGTTGTTGTTGAAAAAGAGAAAGAAAAAGATAAAGGTTTGGATGAAGTTTTATAAAAATAAAAGGAGAAAATTATGAAAAAATTAATATTAATTATGTTATTGGTGTTTGTTGGAGTGATTGGTTGTAGTGGTGTAAGTGAACCAATAGATACTGTTTTAGTTATGTATCAAATTGAAGGTTGCGATGATATTGAAAACCTTTATTGTGTTTACGGAAAATCTTTGTATAATATAGAATTTATAGGTGTTTTATATTATACAAAAAGTTTTATTCAGCCTATTGGGACATCTAATTATTGCGCATTATCATCGCCAGATTTATCTAATTATAGTAATTTGACACTAACTTTATATTATAATGGCATTGAAGCAGATAGAGTAAAGCCAACAAACGGAAGTGTTATTATTTCTGTTCAGGGCATAGCGAAATAGTTACTTTTTCTTGACCTGCGCCCAAAACAAAACACTTAAACCAGTACCAATAATGACAGTTATTATTGGTAAAATAAATATAACACAACTACTAATTAACTGTAAAATAACATAGCAAACAACTAAACAAATAATCCCAAACCACATTTTAAACACACTTTTCTTAATCGGCAAAAAGAAATGCCCAACCAAAACACCAATAAAAAATGGAAATATCTGCCAGTTTTTATCAAATGTATAAGTTAAAATAGTTTTTGAAATTGTTGGCCATCCTGCGACCAATAAACCAACATCAATAATTATTATTAATGCCGTAAAAATTCCTATTCCAATTAATACTTTTTTCATATTTGTTTCCTATATTTTTGCATAATTATATGTTTTAAATTCATCAACAACACTGTTTAATTTATTAGTTGATGAATTAATAACCGAAGAGCCTAAAGAATATATTAATGAAGTAGTGGTTGTATTGAAATGAAAATCCATAGCAGTTATTGTATTGTACTTTAATACATATCCTGCACCGTTTATATTAACATAAATTCTCAAAGTGTCTGAACCACCATCTATACCCGATGCATCATGTACAATTTTCCAGATTATAGTATCATTTAACGCAACAGAATAATTTGTTAATTTGGGAAATATAATAGTGCCTGAATTATCTTTAAAATAAAAACCTGTCCCCCCGTCTCCACTGTTGTGTCTGTGCCATAAAACGTTATTACTAAAAACCCCATCCGATATGTCAAAAGCATAATTTTGCCCTCCTGATGATACTCCATTAGTAACCGTAAACCCTGTATACTTTATCCCATATTCAACTGTGAATTTGCTATCTACAAACATAGCATTTATATTTGCATCTGTATTTAAGTGAGAATACGTCACCCCCGTATCACAATCTAAACCATTACCATTAGTCCCTGGGACAAATGCAGGATTAGTATTGACATCAAACCCAGTACCAACTGCCCACGTATTTAAAGCAGCTACATCTTCACAAGTACAGTGCGACAATAACCCAACTTCAGGCGCAACACCCGAAGGAACCGGAAAAGGATTGACTGTTCCTAACATTTTAATTTTCCGGAATTTTATCTAAATCAGTTTGATTTTTTGCAGATTCACATGCTGAAATTTTACCTTCAATATTTGAGGTCTGTTGTTCATTATATAGAGATAAAATAAACTCATTGATTTCAACTTGCTTTTTATTTCTAAACATATTTATTTTTTTCATTTTCAATTGTGCGAACGTTGGTTCAGGCCTTGCAATAAATTCAATAATGTCAATCGTCTTTAAATTTTTATATTTTTCTTTCAATACAGGGTTTATATCTTCTTTTTGAATATCGGTATCTTTTGAAAATATTTGACCTTTCCCAATGAATCTCCGTGGATGTGTTTCAATTTTGAAACCGCCTTCCTTATTTACAATTATTTTTTTCATGATAAATACTCCTGAACTTTTGCTGCAACCATAACTTTTTCATTGTCACCATTTGTACCAACAGTATAGTCAAATTCGATCGTATCACCATCTGTTATAACTGTATCCGCTTCTGTTGCTGAAACAGTGTAAGACTGCCAAACACCATCTGATGCATTCATTGACATTATAGCGGAGTTTACAACAGTCACACCATTTACTTTAATATTTAATGTTGGTTGTGTTCCGCCTGTGTCTGCTGTACCCTGTGCGATGTAGATAGTTTTTACACTTATTGAATCGCCACGCCAAACATATTTTGATCCGTGATTATCTTCCCATAAATTAGATGTTGTTGTGTCTAATGTATCGAAATAAAATACAATTGGTTTTTTGTGTTGCGAAAATATTTTTTTTAATATGCCAAGCGTATATTTAAAAAGTGGGTTACCTCCTGACTGTGCCGCAAATTGATCGTTATCATCTGCCGTTCCTGTTGTTCTTGCTGTTAAATCTTTTATTTCTATTGCCATTTTCTATACCTCGTAAGTGATTGTAATATGTCCACGGTTGAACGATGTTGCGTCGTATAGTGTTGAATCAAAAAAACCGCCTGTTTTTCTTGATAGTGCAACGCCAAAGGATTGATCAACACTATCAACTTTCCCCTGACGTACATCTGCATTATTTGGATCAGCGTCTATAAAATAAAGTTTACTTTCTAAATCGTCTATAATTAAAACACTAATTTCCCGTATTTTAAATATATCAGATCCGGTTATTCCTATTGGAACATTTAAAAAACTAGTCGCATTCATATCCCAATCACCAATTAGGATAACTCTTTTTCTTAAACGTGTACCATCAGTAACTATTGAAAAATCTTTGTACAAAGTAGTACCATTTGAAAATAAAGTTAAAACATCGCCCACAACAACACTTGGCTCTACCCAACTCCCAGCAACGCTAAAACTAGACGTTCCAACGTTCACAATTTTTAATTGCTTGTTTTTTACCAATTCATTCGATAAAGTTAAAACACCTACACCAGTAACATCAACAAAAATAGTTGCATCGCCTGTTGCGGTAGATAAATCAACTGTAACAGGCAAAGCATCAACGTTAATAGTTTGTCTTAAAAATGAACTAGCTTCTGCCTTTGTATCTCTATCCGCACCTGTTCCACGAATTACATATAATACATCTGTTTCCTGTATCGGATAGGCTATCACCGGAAACGCTAAAACTGTTATATCACTCATTCTTTTTACTCCTAATAATAAAAATTAAAATCATTCCCGTTATCATCAACGAAATTATCACCATTATCATCAACCCAAATATCATCAGCAGTCCATTCAAACAATGAATAAATTTGATTTACGTTAGCATCAACCAAAAAGTTACCCACTGCATCGTGAATATAGCCCTTTTCACCAACAACCAAAACACAAGCACACCATGTAAAAGAACCTTTAAACCCAATTATTGGATCAGTTACAAGTTTTTCTTTTTCAATTGGCAGAACAACTTCTTCAATTGTCAAAATACTTCCATCACCTGCACGGGTAACAGCGCCACCGACAAAAAAGACTAATGGCCAACTATCAGCAGGAATTGCACCACCAGCACTATCACCACGCCCTGCATCAATTATTAAAAACCCCTGTCCAATAAATGGTGTAGGATCAACTGCAGGACTATTTTGATAAACATTTAATCTTGAATCAATTTGCTGCAAAATATCTTGAAGCCGTTCTGGATTACCCTGTATAATCGAATTATATTTTTTTTGTGCTATTGCACTTCTTCTTTCATCATCAGTTAATATATCGTTTTTTAAAATACCAAATTCACGCTCTAAATCATCAAGCAAAAAAGTTTTATATGGATCTCTTACAGTAGCAACTTTTTCAGCTTCTGTACAAATTTCTTTTAAAATTTCACCTGATCCTTCTATTGTTTTATCATAGTTCCCACCTGCCTTTGGATTCCATGCAGCGCCTTTTGGTAATGCAGCCCTAATAGTTAATTCACATGTTTTTTCATTAGGCATATGTAATGCCACCTGATTTAAATGTTTCACCTTCTGTTAATGTTTTAGTTGTTAAAGTAAACACACCTGCAGTAGTTCCAAAATTAACTTCTTCTGCACTACCACCAACATCTTCAATAACACCTTGAACCAAATCAGAAAAAGAAACTTTTGTAATAGTATTATTTTGATCATCTTCAAAATCTAAACCAACAATAAATTGCCTTACTGCTAATAAATATTCTTGAACAGCAATACCAAGTTTAGTTTTTATATCTGCTTCCTGCGCAGAAGGAACAACCAAACCAACTATTTCGACATAAATAGTTGTTCTAAAAATAGGTTCAACATACAATGTATCATCTGTTATTCCTAATGGCTGTCTGGCAAGTCCTGTTTCTGGATCTATAGTTATGCTTGCACGCACTTCATCAAGTAATGCCTGTGGTGGTATTCCATCAGCATCAACATCAGTCGTAGCTTCAATATAAGCTGTTCTTTCAGGTGGAACACCAGGATAATTACCATCATTCCATGGTAATTTGGAATAAGGAAATGCATTTAAAACACCAGTTACTTCTTCTGACCAGGATCTATAATTTGCAGGATTACCACCACCTTTCAATGCTCTTTGGTTTGCTAAAACATCACGCCTGTAATCTTCAGTATCTTGTTCATCTGCACCAATATTATCAACAACAGTTACAGTTAAAGTCGAACCAATACCAGAAATTTGTGAACTAATTTCAAGTTCAGCACCAACTTCAAGATTACCAACTGCACCAACATTTTCTGCAGTTACGGTTACAGTTATTACACCGCCAGATTCAGTATAAGAAGCATCAGGAAAATATCTAACACCATTGGACAAACCAATAAAATTAACTGTTGCTGGCAAGGTTGCACCTGTAGTTGCAGGTATTGTTCCAGTTAAAACAGCAGCTTCAGCAGGGTTTGGTAAAATGCCCTGCTCAGTACCAAGTAAAATCAAACCTTTCCTATCTGCGGTTAAAGCTAAATTCTGTTTTGCAAGACTAATTATCATTCTTACAAGTTCAGTTTCAGTCAATGCATTAACAACTGATAAAACGTTATAAAACGCCTTATCAGTTGCCGGAACTGTTTGATTTAGCTTTCCTTCATATATTGCTATATTACGAAGAACTAAATCTAATGTTTTTGGTATATCTACTGACATTATGCCCCCTGACCTTTTTCAGCTTGAAGCAACCAATTTTGGCCATTTTTTTTTGAAATTATTGTTTGCTGATCTTGTCCCGGTGGATGAACAACTAATTCTGTGTTCCATTGATTTGAAGATGGAACAGTTACAGTTGATTCAACTTCACCAAGTGCATCATCATCCAATGCTTTTATAGAAATTTTTCTTAATGACTCTATATTACTAACAGTAATTGCTTTTTCAGTAGCTTCTTCATAATCGCTACCTATTTTTTTATTTGCTTCTTTCAAGAAAAAATTACCAGGCCAACCTTTTCTTGTAAACAAACTAATTGCAACTATATTTTCAACACCCTGTTCCATTTCAGGTTGCCCACCGTTACCAGGTAAATTAAAATCAGCACCATCATTATCAATATAAATTTTTGGATCACCTTGATAAATATCTTTCATGGTGCAACCTCTAATTCATCAATCTTTGCAAGCGATATATCACCAGTTGATGATCCAGCCGATGGTGGCAAACCAACAACAGTTGGACCGCCCGGAACATAAGCAGCAGCAAACGCATTCCATTTGCCCTGTAATTCATTAAAAGCAGTTTCCAGCGCCTTAAACCTAACAGCATTATCACCAGTTCCATTCAATTGAATTTTACCATCATTTTTTAAATATATAAAAGCTTCAATTGCGTTATTTTTTTGACTATATAACTTCCTTTCACCAGTAGCAACAGACGGTTCAATTTGATCTTCAGATGCTACTGCTATTTTATAACTTGGCGAAATTTCTATAATGGTAACTTTTGTTCCTTCAGGCGGTGAATTATCATCACCTGAAAACGTCATTAACTGAGCGCCTTGAACATCACCAGGTTCAGTTAATTCCAATTGTAACATTCTAACGTTGTTTTCACTATCTCTATTTTTTTCAATAGATTGGCCTGTTACAATTCCAGTATATGTTTTCATATTTTATATTATACCATACTCACACGAAAAAATCAGGGATTGGTTCGCCTGAATACACCTGTGGTGGGACCAAACTTAATTCTGTTGTCCTACCACCAGAATTATAATCATACTTCACTCTTTTAATTAAAAAATTAAAACCTTCAGGAATAGAAATTGTTTTACTTTTAACAGTTACAATTGTATTCTCTTCCCATAATTCACCATTAGGAGAAAACCAAGATGTGCTTTTAAATGGTAGAGTCAATGCTTCTGATAAACTACTTGAACGCATCCATTCCGCTGCAGATTTTAAATCACCTTCAGTTGCATCAGGATTTTTAAAGGTAACCATTCTTGATTTTGGAACTTTATCATCTTTTGCAACTTCAACTTTATTACCTGATTTTGGACTTTGTCCAATAGCACGATATGTATTAAATCTTTTTCGACTATCAAACTTTGCAGAATACGTCAAAAACCCTTGCTGTTTTCCTTCTTCAATAGTGCCTACACTTTGACCCTTTACATTAGCACGTAAAAAATGAAGATCACCAAAAATATCAGACGATATCAACACACCTTTTTGTTTTGCATATTTCAGAAGATGTGCAAAAATTTTATCACCAGGTGATGCAGTCATTTTGCTGAACTTCAAATCATCGTCAATTTCCCATTTTATACCAATTCCAAAACCTGCAACAAGATCAAGTGCCCGTTGTTTCAATGTTGTATTGTTCACTTCATAAGGTGGTTTTATTGACGAATCAATAATGTCTGCTGTCTTACTCCAACCCTCTAAATTTTTGCCACGTTTATCAGATTCAAGTGTTGGTGTAACTCCATATAAAAAACCATTTAACTTTAGTTTCCCGGCAATATAACAAGATGCTTTTTGATATCCATAAGGTTTTGTTGCAGCATCAAGCCGTTCATCTTCACCAGGATTCCAACCAATCGAAGCTGTAAATCCATCTGCAGCAGTATCCATTGTTCTTGTTATAGTTGCAGCCTGAACAGGTAAAACGATATCGTTTATTATTAACTTAAACGAATCAGCACCTTCTTTTTCAAGTATCTTTTCAATTTTATGGTTTTCAGTTTCTTGAAGTTCATTTAAAACAGGAATATATATTTTTTCACCAGGGTAAATTAAATCAGGATCATCACTTTTTAAAACAGTGCTGTTTGCATTCCATATTACAGGCCATTTACTCGGTATACCATAAGCGATACCAGCAATTTTATTTAGTTCATCACCAGATTGAGCAGTATATTGTTTTCCTGGTACTGGTTTCATAATACCACACCGGGATAAACAACTACTTCAAAGCCAGGTGAAAGCAGTAAATGATCAAGCCCGCTAATTTTATTTGTTGAATAGAAAAAATCAAGAAGATCTTCAGTATATGTGCCATACTCTTCAACACATATTAAAATTGGTAACTTATATTCTTTCAATGTAAATCGTTTTTCAATAGATAAATCAAAAGAAGCATTCAATAGAAAATTTACTGCCAATGATGTTACAAGTAAGTTTTGTGGAAAACTAGATTCCTGTGAAATATATTGATCCTCTATTTTATCAGTGTTTACCAAATCTTGATCATTATCAAGTTGATTAACTATACCATCAAATAAACCACTAATGTTTTCGATTTGACTTACAATTTCAGTTCTTGTTTTTGCATCTGTATTTGCTGCAACGTCTGCAAGCGCTGCATTTGCAGACGTTAAAACCAAATCTTTAACAGCAAACGTTTCTTTAGTATCACCAGAAACTTTATATACTTCATTTATCAAATTACCATATGCAGTAATTTTTTCTTCAGTAGAAGTAATAATATTTCCTGGTAGCTGAACTAAACTTTGTATTTGACCAGCTAAAACATCCGGTGCAAGTATGACATTTGTAATAGTGGTGTCTATTGCTCTACTGACTGCATTAAAATTTGAATTTAATGTTGCATCAAGTTTTGCTATTGGACCAAGTATTTTATTGATAGCAGCATTAACTTTTGTTGTTGCATTATTAACCGCTGCACGTAATTTACCACGGGCAGTACCGACACTAGCAACAAACTGTTCTAATGTCTTTTCATTTGAATCTATTATAGATGATCCAACAGAACTTTGCAATTCAAGTGCAGACTGTATAACAGAAGATGAAACAGGTTCAATAAATTCAATATTTGCTGCTGTTACGTTTCCAGATGTAACTGGTTGAATTGAATCATTTATTGTCAATAATTGAAGGTCAATTATTCCTTTTACTGGATGTTCAACAGACCATAAACCCTTTTGAGCTGTTGCCTTAAAAAATCGCTCTGATTCAATATCATTATCACTGCCATCAAAATAAATTGTCAACGGCCATTTAGTAGCATTAATATCAAGATCCTGTACAATACTACCAGCTATATCAGGATATGAAAAAATACCAACTTTCTTTTCTCTGCTTCTTTCATTACCAATCCATTTTGGTGTGAATGTATCATTTTCAGGAGAGGTCATTTTTAAAGGAACTAATCTATCAATCCAGCTCATTAGTTAGCACCTGCCATGGACATATCAACCCCCTGAATACCGCTATCAATACCAGTAACTTTTGATCCAGGTTCAGCACTAACAGTAATTTTTCCTTCACCTTGTAAAGTTCTTTTACCTTCTTCTTTGGCTGCATTCGGTGCACTTTCTTCACCTGTGTTTATACCAAGATCAGCACGCAATTTATTTATAGCATCGCCACCTTTAGAGAGAAAACCCATACCTGGTATTTTACCAAGTAAATTTAATATTGCCTGTAATGGAGATAAAACAACGTCAAGTAAAGTTATACCTATCATTTTTAATCCGGCAATTAAACCACCATCAGTAAAAGCTTTTTTAATGTTTTCCCAATTATTGGCAATAGCACCAATTACCAAAAGTACCATGCCAATTGGACCTAAAACAACGCCAATTATAGTACCCCATTCATTCCATTTCTTGGTGATAATAACAACAGCAGCAATCAAAGCAAGTATTGCAATCACAGCTAAACCAATTGGATTAGCATTTAGTGCTACATTCAGAAGCCATTGTGCAGCAGTCCAAACTCCTTTTGCCTTTGCAATCAAAAAAACAATTCTAACAAATCGCATTATTTGGCCTATCATACCAATCAATGCCATAGCTTTTAATGAAAGCATAGTTGCTATGATAGCCACCTTCCAAATAACAAAAGCAGCAGCGATTAATTTTATCACTGGCAACAACCTAACAAATAAATCAAACGCCCTTTTAAATCCATCCACAATTGGCTTAACATTTAAATTTCTAATTGCTTCTATAACGGTATCAATACCACCTTTCATATCACCTTCAAATGCTGACATAAATTTAAAACCAAGTTCAATAGCTGCAGATTTTAATGATAAAAGCTTATTACCAAGTGATTGTTCCATGACAGCAGCCATGTTTTTTGAAGATCCCGCAGATTCATCAAGACCTTTTCTAAACGCTCTAATACTTTTTGTTCCTTCCTGAAGAAGTATATTGACACCAGTTACAGATCGAGCACCAAAAACAGTTGCAAGTGCAGCAGTTTTTTGTGCAGTTCCCATACCTTTTAAACCACCTTCGACATCACCGAGTATATCAACAATATCACGAAAATTACCTGCAGAATCCTGTGTTGTTACACCTAATTTATCTAAAACTTTTTGTGATTCTTTTGTTGGTGATGCTAGACGCAACATAACATTTCTTAAAGCTGTACCAGATTCAGAACCTTTAACACCTGAATTTGCCATAATACCAACCAAAGTATTAAAAGAATTCATGCTTTGACCAGCTGCTGTAAAAGCAGGCGCACCTTTTTTAATAGATTCAAACATGTCTTCAATACCCGTGTTGCTACGTGTCATTGTTGCCGCCATTGAATCATTCATAGCTATGAAATTTTTCTGTAATGAAACAGAGTCTTCAGTCATTAAACCAAAAGCACCTAACGAATCAGATGCTATATCTGTAGATCTTGCCATGTCAACATTTGCAACGGTAGCAAGGGCAGCCGTTGGTGCTAAAACAGCCATTGATTGTTGCGCATTAAAGCCTGCCATTGCAAGAAAGTCAAGACCTTGACCCGCTTCTGTTGCGCTGAATTTTGTAGTTGCACCAACATCACGTGCAGTCATTTTTAATTTTTCTAATGTTTCAGGGGTAAGATTTTTAAACTTTGCTGATGCTGCAGTGATTGCATCATCAAATTGAACAAATTCTGTTACTACCGACCTAACACCAGTAGTTAATAAACCAAGACCTTTTGTTATGCCACCAGCAACAAGATTACCACCGATGATACCACCCATACCAAGACTGTCTTTTTTAACACGGCCAAAAGCAGCACTAGCACGTTTCTGAAAACGTCCGGCAGATTTACCCATTCTAATAAATGCAGGAGAAACTTTATCAACACCATTAAATGCAGTGTTTACATTATAAGTAGGCATTACTTTTTTCCTCCTGCTTCATCAACAGCTTTTTTTTCTTCAGCAGTCATAACATCGTGCCAATGACCCCAATACTTAAGACCCTCCCAATCTAACGCTTCAATATCAGAGATAGATTGACCACGTGAAAATAAGTTCCCACAAATTTGGTGTGCTGTAGGAACTACTGAGCCAAAAAAAGTACCCCTAGACACTCAACAGCTGAAAGATCAAGTGCTTCAAGATTGGCAATTGCTTTCCCAGAAATACCTGTCATTGCACCAACAAGATTATATATCTTACCGGACAAATCATTATCTTCAGCATTTTTCATGTTCTTCTTAGCGTTACCACCAACAAGTTTATATTCGAGTTCAGTAACACCTTCAGATTTAAATTGCAATCTCTGCAGAATTTTAATGCGCCCATCATCAGCTTCAGTTATTTCAACACGTCCTTTCATAACATGTTTTGTTAATCTTTTTACCGATGCTTCTAAACTTTCCCTATGTGCCTGATTAGATCCGTCTTCTTCTGGATCTATTTCATAAAATTCAAGAAATACTTTTACCTGCTCTTTTGCAGCTTCTAAAGGTATCTCATTGAACTTTTTCTTTTTTGTAAATATTGACATAAACAGCTCCTATGTTTATTGAATTTTAAAACCTGTTCCATCCTGTCAATGCGTTTGAAGGAATAAGATCAACCTCTGCTTTCATATCTGCAGATCCTGTATCACCAAAATTTATCATACCTTGGCATTTGAATTCATCGCCACTTGCAAGATTCACTGACATTGGAAATGGCTCATTTCGAGCTGCAAGCTCTTCCAAAAGTTCAATTTCATCGCCATTAACAGTTAATGGTACACCTTCATGATTTGGTGATATAATTGTTTTTTTATACATCGTATCACCTGAAGTTGGTATCCCTTCAGTTTCAAACGATGAAAATTTCATTGTAACATCTGCATCTGCTGGTACTCTAAATGAAGTACCATCAAGCGACACCCCTCTTAACGATCCTGAAACGTCTGACATAAACTATCTCCTTATTGATTTAATATTGCAAAAGATGTATCATACTCTATATTTGTATTTATGATATCACCATCACCACTAAAAATAAATTTTGGTAAAACATCAAAACCATTTCCAGCACCACGAATAACAACTGCACCTGTTTCTTTTAAAGCATTAACCGAAAAATTTAAATCAGCAATCCATGCTCTACCAGCAAAAGCAGTAAACAATGACATCCAATCATCAATTACACTTGATGGACTTTTTGCAGTTTTACGGCTGCTAACATTTCCAACTTTTGCCAAATCTTTTACAACAGAAAACTGTTGCCATTTTGGCAAACTAAATTGAAGATCAACCGCTGCAAAAATATTCTGTAATATAGAAATATTACGCATGTTTCTATATGCATTAGAATCAACAGGTATTGAATCTGGATGATAAAAAGTTAATGCATTTTGAAGTGTTACAGAACCAGATTTAACCAATGTGCAAGAAATTCCAGCCTGTGCTGCAGCTTCCCGACCAGAATCATAATCATCAGTCCATCTATCAGCAACAGCACCTGTATGAATACCATCAAGAATAAAACCACGATATGATAATTCAGCTTGTTTATTGTTTTGAGTTACCATGTAACCAGTAATCTGTGCTGCAATCTCTGCAGGATGTGAAGCCGAACCAGGGACACCAATAATACCAGAACTTCTATCTGTTTTTCTACCATTACCAATTACGATTAATGCAGATAAACCACCAGAACCAGCAGCGGTATCACAATTAACGGATCTAAAAGGTCTATGAACAAGTTCAGAATAATTCCCTGATTTTTGATCAGCAATACCGTTGTAAGTGCTGATTTTATCAAGAACAGCAGTCACTGGACCATAACCATGAACCAAATCAGTGTAATTATCACCATTTTGACCAGAACCAGTACCAAGGGCATTAAGCGCATCATCTATATCAGGTGTACCAACACCACTAGTCATAGCAGTTATAGTGTAGGCAAGTGCACCAATATCAGTTTCACCATAAATATTTGTATCTATTGTGATAGCATTTCCATAATAATCACCTTCAGACTTTGCAGTAATATCAAGTTGTTCCGGTGTAGCATTAACAAGTGCAGTGACAGGAAGGGTTTTATCGGCATTAATTGCTGCAATTATAAGCCCTGCAATGGCTGCTTCATCATCATCGGTAGCAACATTAACTTTTACAAGTTCACCAGCTATATAAACATAGATAGACCCTGCAACACCAGGTGCGGTGTCAATCAAAATTGACCCGGCAGCCTGTGTACCAGCAGCTTCTTCTTCCTGTGGTTGTATATAAATTTCAGCACCAGGTGCTGTTTTAAAAGCCTTAATTGCAAGCCTATGAGCCATAAAACCAAAACCAAATTGGTCACCAACAGCATTTGCAGATAAAACTCTAACAGGAACTTCAGGAACAACAGCAGTTAGTGCTGGATCATACGTTGCAATTATTATTAATTTTCTTTTTAAAACTGATGGTGCTATTGATTGTGGTACATTTTGACCACTTACTGCGTTTGCAGGTGCTAATGAATTTTCATTTACTGTCATGTTATTGTCCTTTTTTTTATTCTGTTTGTGGTTCGTTTATACCAGTTGCCTGAGTACCATCACCGTTTATTTCTAATGTACTATCAATATTAGTACCTTCAACGCCTTCATCACCAAGGATAGATTCAGCTAAATTACAATCCAAATCCATCCTTCCGACCAAAACAACAAATTCACCGTGTTGGTTTGGGCTTCCTTTTATTAAACTCTTAATATATCTATTAGAAATAGTTCCAACTGGCAGTTCTAAATCAATGTTTCTTGCATCCATTATTATTTGAAGAACATTTTCAAATAATTCATCAAGTGCATCATCAGCGATTATTTCAGCACTTGTTATAGTAGTTGGATCAGTAATATCAGTTAAAGTACCTTTTTCAGCAACTTTTAATTCAATGTGGTAAGTCGGTTTTGTTACAAGTTCACCATTTGTAGTACCTTTGTTTTCAGATAAATCATTTGTGGCAAAATAAACAGCTACTTTACGCAAAAGATTAATATCTTCAGCACCTTCTTTTTGCCTTTGAGCCTGAACAACCTGAAAATTTCCATTAGCATTATCAGCAAGTAAAGTAACAATATTTGCTTTTAATGTTCTAAAATTCATCATTATGCAACCACCTTAACAGCCTGTGGAAATATTTTTATATAACCTAATGAATCAGAACCAGCTTCTTCATTATTTGCAGTAAAAGCTGCCGTAACAAGTTCACCAGAAGCAATTAAACCTTTTGGGTATTTTACAATCCATTGCTCACCCTGTGCTGGAACTCTTTCAAGGTCAGCAACCAATATAGTTATAGTCGAAGCCTTAATGGTTACAGGATTACCATTTTCATCATTAAATAGCTTTGGATCTTTTCGGGTACCACCAAGTAAATCATTTTCAGTTCCGACCTGTTTATTGTAAGGAACTCCATCAGGTGAAATTAAAATAATAGGAATCCACCAATCATCACGAATTGCATTCATGTCTTTTCTTAGTAGATCCCTGTTGTTACTCATTTTTATTTCTTGGCTTTACCATCTTTACCTGTTGAATCATCTTTACCTGTTGAATCATCTTCAACATCATCATCTTCAGCAGCAGGCGAAACATCGGCAGTTTTTTCAGATTGCTTTTTTGCATCTTCAATCTTTTTTGCTGCTTCACGTTTCAACTTTTTTGCAGTTTCTTTTTTTTCTTCTTCTATAACTTTTCTTTTTTTTGCCATAGAAAAATTTTTGTTTTTGCAACTAACAACACGTTCTTCAAAATCTTTGATCAGCTTTTTTTGTGCAACGCTAACTGTAATATTACCAGGAATTTCTCCCTGGTAAGTACGATTATTGATTTTGATTTTTATGCCTTTAGGCAATTTCATTATTTAGTCGCCTTTTTTAATTCAGCTTTCAATGTTTCAATATCAGCATCTTTTGCATCAATAACTTCTTTAAAATCTGCTTCCACTTTTTCAAGTTCTTCATCTTTTTTAGAAATTTCTTCATCAAATTCAGCTTTCAATGTTTCAATATCAGCATCACTGTCTTTTGGTTTTTTTGCTTCATCTTTCAAAGAAGCAATTTTCCCTTCAAGCTCAATGATCTTTTTTTGATCACCAGCAACAGGAGGAACGGCCATTTGGCCAATGTTCCCAAGCTGTACATGTTTTGCAAGTACAGCTTTACCTATTTTTTTAACATCTATTTCTTCACCATACTTGGTGCAGTTTTTACCAACACCAAGAACGCCTTTTTTATTTATCCAAAACAATTTTTTATCAGACATAGTTCCTTATCCTTGTGTTATGGTGTTATCAAATCAGAAAGAACAATGATTGTATCAGTCTGAGTTGTTGGAAATATCGGTGCGCATTGTGCTCTTAATGTCTGAGTTTTACGACCTTTTCCCATATATCCATCAAAATAAAACATACGTGGATCAATTACACCAGTAACAGCAACATTTTGCGGAATAGGTGCAGAGTTTACACTGAAACCAAACATTTGCTGCATCCAAGTTGCTTCAGCAGGGGTTGGATCAAATGAATCACGTGGACCAAAATATTTATCAAGACGTGCATTTGTATTCAAAAGAAACGCTTTGTCAGATGGCATGTAACGAGTAGAAGCACCAGAATCATTTGTATATCTCTGATTGTTTGTAAACATCCACAATTCACGACCACTCAATGTCATTAAAAGTCCACGTGCAGTCCATCCGGCTTTTATATACTTAGCATATTCAGTTGGAACTGGATTGTTTTGGCTTACCTGTATGATTTTATATCTACGGTTGTCGGCTAGTGTCTGCATTTCTGTATCACGTATCAGAGCAGCAATAGCTTTATCACCAAGACCTAAAAAATCAGGTGTAACATATGCATCGGCTTCACTGAGATCACATGCAGCATCAAGATCATCCATAATAGCAGCACTTTCACCATCCCAATATTCCTCAACGCTTACATTATGGGTAGATTTTCTTCTAAAATCATATTGAAGCGCTGTATTTGATGTATCAAGAATAGCATCCTGTACACCTTCCAAAATTGATTGGGAAGCAAGCAATTCACAAGTTCTTACGCTTTCACGTATTTGACTAAAATGAATCTTCCTAGCTAATTGACGGTTTTTATCTAACTTAGATCTACGTTGGAAAGCATTATCACCAGCAAGCCTATTGAGCAATTGCTGTGAATTAATGTTACCTTCTTTTTCAATCAATGGCCATTTACGGACAAAATTTGAAAATTCTTCATCAGTTAAATTTTTACCTCGACTAACATCCTTAGATGATTGGCCACGGTGCACAAGTGGGGCTAAACGCTCACCATTTGCACGAATAATATCGATTTCAATCGTTCCTGCATCCGGTTCAAAAACTGTTTCACTTGCAGCATTGTTTCCAAAAAATGATTGAAAAGCTGTTGGTATTCCTTGTTGATCTCTTTCATCAAACATACCCACCATGAAACGGGTATATTGATCTGTTGGATTTGGTGTTGCCATATTATTTAACTCTCCTTTTATGAGTTTTCAGGGCTTGAATTTGAAATTGCATTTTCTGCTATCAAGCTTACGCGTCGCAAATACTCTTCTACTGTTAGACCAGTATCAGCAACCATGTCAGTTAAAGCGCCTGTTTCCATTACAAGCATTTCGGAATCAAAAAGAGCACCAGCAATTAAAACTGGAACATCAGCAACGTCACCTGCAACAAGTGCAGCAGCAGTTATTTCACCAAGATTTCCTTCTGGATCATAAAATCCTGCAGGTTTATCTGCACCAAGAACAGATGCTGGATCATATGGTGTATAGTCACCATCAACAGCAACGGTTAATGTAAATTCATCAGTAGCAATAAACGCTATTGCACCATCTGTAACAGTAAACTGAAGACCTGCATATTTAACAACGGTTGTTGTTCCATCATTCAATGCAATTCCAGTAACTCTATCAACACCATCTGGATCAGTTAGTGTTGCAACCAAGGCAGCAGTCAGAGTTAATAGCCAAATTCCAACTTTAGGAATTATTTTTTCACCAGCAGCATTGATACCAACAACAGTTGAGACGGTAACAGTACCATCACCAGTGTTACCCGCATCAGCAGCTGCAGCAACGGCAGCAGCAACGGCAAGTTTACCAACAAGTGTTTTACTCGCTAGTACAGTAGTACGCCCGGCATCTTGCTTCATAACTGCGTCATCTTTACGGACAGCAACAGGATATTCTTCAAGAATTAGTGGACGTGTATTGATGTCAACAGAATTTTCTACACTCATTTTACATCACCATTTTGTTTTTTAGTTCGTGCAATCTCTTGATCAAGATCAGCATCATTTTCGCAATCGCCTGAATCGTTTACAGGTTTTCCACCTTCAGCACCAGTATCACCAAGTTTTTGGGTTTCGTCAATAGCAGCATCTGATCCAGTTTTTGCAATAGTTGCATCAATAACAGCAACTGCAGATTCAAGTGCAAGTGCATCAATTTCACCGTTAATAACCTTCATTGCCAATACAGACAAGGTTGGATATTTATCATTACCAATATAGTTTTTTGCAACTTCAATACGTGCATTAACTTTTTCTTCACCTTGCTTAACAGCAGATGCAATAGCCTTGTCATAATCAGCTTTTGCTCCGGGGTTTGCAGCAAGAAATTTTTCTAACTCATTCATAGTATTTTCTTCCTTAATTTTTGAATTTACAATTCCCGGAGTAGCCGGGGAAATGTCAGTATTATTTTTTGGTTGCGCCATAGGAGTAAGAGAGGCAGCAGCTTTTTGTAAATCTTTTTTAGAATTTTCAGATTCTTTTAATTTATTTGTACAATTTTCAATTTCCATCATTGCGGTTAGTATAGAAGAATCTTTATCGAGTGTATCTGAATCATCGCTTTCAATTATTTCGTCAACAAATCCAGCTTTTAATATTTCGTCACCAAATAGATAAGTTCCACTTCCACCATCTGCATCAAGCAGTTCTTTTATTTCGCTTATTGATTTCCCTGTTTTACGAACGTAAATCTTAGCTAGATGATTAGAAACTTTTTCCAAATGATCTGCCATTTCTCGCATTTCAAGATGATTGCCCCAAACGATATTTGAAGCATTATGAATCATAAAAACTGCATTATCATGAGCGATTACTTTATCACCAGCAAGGGCAATAACAGACGCCATAGAAGCAGCAATTCCCATTAACTTAGTTGTTACTTTTCCGCCTTTATAATCACGAATTAAATTGAAAATATCAAGACCATCGTAAACAAAACCACCAGGTGAAGCAATTTCAACAATAATATCACCTTTAGCATCTTTAAATTGATTACGTATATCGTCAGGCGTTACGTCCCAACCAATAGTACCACGTATGGAAATTATTTTCATTCAGCAACCCCTCCATGGGCAATGTTTGACCTCCATGTCAAACTGAACTATCTAAAGTATACTACATATCTATTTTTATGTCAAACCATTTTTTAACTTTTTTTTATGTCTCACCTTTTGTTTTATGCCCAATTGCAGAAATTCTAAAAGAAGCACCTGCACTTAAATCATCGGTTACAATCCATTGCAAAACATCAGTATCAGATATTCTCAAAACAACGCCCCTTTGATTTTGTCCACCAAAATCAAGAGATGCATTAAATGCAAACGTACCTGCCGGAACTTTGTCAGGGTATTTTGTCGCACCGTACTGTGCAAAATCGCCATTCTTTTTAAACGTAAAGATTGTTTTCTGAAAGCTATTATTAATTCTAAAAACTAATCCATTTGTTAGTGCAGCCAAACCACCAAACTTTTCATCGTCCATAGCAGAGTTATCAGTCATTGTTATTTTAAATTTTGTAAAATCTTGTGGAATAGATCCTGCTCTTACTGAAAAGATTTGTGGTGATGCTTGGCTTCCAGCTACATTCATTTGGGATGTAGTTATTCGTCCAAGTGTAGAAACTGATTTAAAATCATGATCTATTGGTCTGTCAATTGTAATGTCGTCACCAGCAACACCAACTACTACCGCATATAAACTCCGATCAGACGCAACATCCAGCAATATTAGTTCTTTTCCTACTATCAATAAATGACCTACTGCTGCCGTAAAAGTAAAAATCAAATTTGTTGTTCCGCTTACGCCAGTATCAACAACAAGTGAAAAATTAGAAATTGATTGCAGGAAATAATCATTTATTGGTTCAGTTGTTTGATCCTGAATGTTAACGTCAAATTCTTTTCTTCCTGCCCCTATCACTTTAACTATCCTGAAATTCTATATCAAAACGGGCTTCAATTGGAGTGTCAGCAGCGGTTACAGCAATACATTCGCAATAAAAAATATCACCTTCTGACATTTCTATTCCGCCAACATCATATTTAACTTTGTCAAAATCTTTTATAGCAGAAATTACGGTAGAATGCTTGACAAGTATTGACCCGTTTGATTTTCTTATATTAAATCTAATATCAGCAGATCCCAGTGGATTTTGTTCTTTTGCATAAGTAACAGTGTGTTTCCTAACAAGCCCTTTTTTGTTTTTAGGACAAATCTGTATAGCAGACAAAGTTTGTCCTTCGCCAATTTCTACAGATTGGTAAACAACCAGTCCTGTAGCTCTATCGACAAGATTTATTTCACCAGCGTTCGACATACCTGCGCCTGTCTGAATAACTTCAATACGAGTACAAATTTTAATATCATCATTAATTTGAACAGGTGTTACGCCATCCATATCAAAATCTTGAATTATTTCCGTATTATCTGCTTGATAGAATGTTACTCTTATTTTTTGCGCGCCCGTTCCTTCAAGTGTATCATTCGCACTAGAAGAAACAATGTCCATTGCAATACCAGCATCAATGAAAGGAAATACTCCGCCATGTGCCCATATAGTTTCAGGCGTAGAACCTGTATCTATATCAAGATTTACACCAAATTTATTTATTACATTATACCCTGGACCTTTGGTTATCCCAAAAATGCCCTTATTGCCAATCATTATACATCAACCCGAATGATTCCAACGACATCATTCCATATATAAACATCAATACCAACAGACGATAAAATGTCTTCAGTTAATGGCTTATCCATAAACACTTTCACAGCTTCATCTTTTGTTATCGGTGCATCTTCACCAGTCAGTCTATAGGTCTGAAAATATGTCCCTTTTAACATCTTATGTATTACACCTGTTGTAACGTTTGTTGCAACTTTTACCCATGCACCAGCGGCTATATTAACCGGGTATTGTGGATTTGCCATCGTTATTTTCTCCCTGTTTTGAAAGCCGTTCATCCTTAAGCCAAAAGGGCGCTGGCATTTCTTCAAAACTTTTTTTATTTTTTAATGTATTTGCTTTAAAATCAGAACCATTATGTTCCCTTGCCCCACGTTCACCAGTGGTATAATCCATTGCAAGATATTCTTTTTCACCTTTTGCAGTACGTAACATATCAATATTTGGCATCGGTGCACCAATCCAAGAACAATTAAGCCAAGCAGCCCTTAATATAGGATCTTTAGCAAATCCGGGCGCTTTTATTCTTCCTGCAGCAATCTCTTCCCACAACCACATTTCAAACGTAGGATTAAGATAATCAGATGATTGTTCCTCTCTTTGTATCATTACAGAACGATAAAAAAGAAGTAGTTCACCACGTGCTGCAGAGTAAGACGATTCCATTTTCATTTTATAAACACTTAAAGGCATTGAATCTGATGAAACTAAATTAGATAGAAAAGAATCCATAAACTCACCAAAACCATCAGATGGTGCAGTGTCTTTTACTGGTGTTAATTTATCACCTTGACGGGTATTAAAAAAAGATGTGCTTCCTGGAACATTAAATTCTACTTCAGGTAAAGAACTATGTTCTAATGTAGGATCAAAACATGAGTCTGCAAGTGAACCTGCACCTTCAGTTGTTGATGCTTTTTGACCCCAAGCTTGACCACCCGGCCTTGTCATTGGCATATCTGCTGTTGGATTACTAGGATCTTGAATTTGATTTTCAACAGTAAAAACAATATTACTTTGATTTATAGCTTTTTGGATTTGTGCAGAAGTAAAATCTGTAACCTTTGAAAACTCTTGAATAAAATGTGCAAGCCCTGAAAATCCACGTTGTTGACCACAATATTCTGGTTCATAACAATGAAGCATCATTATCCGTTTTGATTTAGGTCCTATACGTGGAATAGTTCCATAATTTACAGAAGAAACACCATCAACCAATTTAGTGTTCCAAACCTTATAATCAACTTCACGTCCTCGATCATCACGACCAATACCATCTTCATTTGCAAATGGACCAAGTGTACTAGTATATGCATCACCACGGATTTGATTTGGATCTATAAACTCAAATTGTAGCTTATTTATTAAATCAATATCATTTGCATAGTAGAATCTAATGAAATTTTCACCATCTCTTTTTTTATTTCTTTGATAAAACCTATGCGATTGATAAAAATTTAAAACATTTGGTCTATTTTGATTTTTGCTGACTGCCCATAAATTAAAACGTTCTTCAGTATCTGCTGCCCATATATCTCTTGCTTTGGCTGTTATACCTAAAACTCTATGAAGTGGATTACAATCTAATCTTAAACCAGTATCGGCAACAGAATCTGCCCATCTTGTAACTAGTCCATGCGCATGAATTGAATCTTGATATGCTGACCGCCCATTTTGACGTAAAGCATAATGATCATAGGTAAATTCACCATAAGAAGAAGGAAGCCCACCCGGCCATTTAGCACCAGCAGAACGATAATCACCACCCTGTGAACCAGACCGATTACTACCAACCCTAAAATTATTTTGTGGACTATTAGCATTTACACCTTTAGTTGGTACAACTTTTTTAAATGATGGTAATGTTACTTGATAGCCAAAAAAATCCATTATCGCCTCAATGCAAAATTAACAACGCCACGACAGGCCAAAGTATTTAACACTCTTTCAAGACTTAGTTCAAGATTATTTATAAACTTTCTTAAATCTTCCGGGTTTCTATATGATGATTTTTCTTTTCCATCACCACTATCCATTTCAATACTAGTTAGATGACCACGTTCAATTGCATTGTCTAAAGTTGTTTCAGCTGCAGCAATCTGTGCTATCAATTTATCTCTACGTGCAATTAATGCGGTTCTTCTGGTGGCTGAAAGACAAGACATAGTTAATTATATTTCATATCCTAAAAAAAGTCAATTAAGTTTTCTGTTTTTTTGTAATGTCTTCAAGATACTTTAAAACCCAAACTGTATCTATTTCATTTTTACATTGCTGAATGCTATGCCCCTGATCATGTTTAACTCTGCGCCAATGGTCAACCAACATATCAAGCCAAACATCACCAGCACACATATTATATACTTTTAAATCTAATGCTTCATTCGGTCTACCTTTTGCATCAAATGAACCATCAGATAAATGTTCTTCAGCAAAAAGCATTTTAAAATATCTTTCATCATATTCTTTTGGGTGATCCATAAATGCCGGGCGCTGTTGCCCAAATGATTGACGGCCAGTTTTAGACCTATGATAGATAGCTTTTTTATAATGATTTGTGGCAATAATATATGCAAACAAATCTGATCCAACTTTTTTAATTTTATATCGTGCCCTGTCATGTGTTGTCTCAACATCGCCACGTTTATGAATGTCTGATAACTTATTAACACCCATTGAAGGATAAAAGCCAGAAAACTGGTGTGTATAATTATAAACTATATCCTTCATATTACCATCACCAGCATCAATAAATGTTATTGGTATCTCGAAATTATAACCATCTGAACGTTTTATACTAGGCATTCTAAAACCATCATTTACAATGTCAGAATCTTTTGCAAGATCTTTATAAAAATCTGTTAATTTACCCCATGCACCAGTTTCTATAGAATCATAAATATCACCTTCAAAGCGTTTATACATTATTGACCAAGTTCTATAACCATAACCATGACCAAGTATTTCTAATTCAAGCCGTGGGAACGGCAACACTTTTCCTTTTTTCTTTGCATCAGCTATTTCAAGCTCTAAATCTTCAATTGTCATTTTACGATATTCTTCTTTACCAATCTGAACATCAACAGAAGCAGTTAAAAATAATACATCATCAGGAATTGAACCTTCTTCATATTTACCCCTTAGATGATGAATAGATTCAATTTTTGGTCTTGATCCAGTTTCTTCATGACTTAAACCAGCCCACAAATTATTAAAACCTCTTTCTTTATCAGGGTCTGTTTTTATTTTATCCCATTGATCATAGTAGTCACGCCATGTAACTGTTCCTGTTGGTGAATAAAGTGAATTAATATAATAAGATCTATACACATTAGACATTGAAACAGCAGTTGGTTGCCATTTGCCACCATTAAACATTTGATATTTCGATGTATCGAATATTGCATCATGGCAAAACTCACATAAATAATACACGCTTTCTATAACACCACCTTTTCTGTCTGCTCTCAGTCCATGATTACCTTCTTCCGGTATTTCGTAAAGTGGCTGTTTTTTCCCACACATTGGACATGGTACCATATACAATCTTTTGTCACCATTGTTATATGCTTCATCAATATAACTACCTTTTGATAATGCTGGTGTTGATAAGTCAGTTATTTTTTTACGTGGTCCAAAAAATTTAACCCTTGCACCAGATGTATCAAGCCAAGAACCTTCACCTGTTGTTAATTGCTTTGGTGCACCTTCAGTTTCATCACGGATTAAAACCCTTATTGAATCAGATCTTTGTGAACTTGCAGATTGTGCAGAAGCCATTTCAAGGAAACCACCAATAAATAATTTACTAAAAGTTTTATCACCAGTTCTTCTGCTTTTTTTACCAAAAGTATTTTCAGCATTTTGAAGTATTTTATCCCTAATACCACAACTATCAATCATCGGTTCTAGTCTTTTGGTTGCCCATTTTTCAAGCAGCTTTTCAGTTGCTGACATGTATAAAATCGCTGTGGGGTATTCTCGCATCCAATAAGCAATGATACATTCAATAGCAAATGTTGCAGCAACCTGTGCTGCTTTCTTAATCGCTTGATGTTGTACTGGTGAATATGGAGACATGTTATCCATCCACTCTATAGCAAATGGGGTCAATGATAAATCTACTGCACCAGGAAAAGGTGTGCCGGATGGCATCACACGGTGTTCAGATATAAACTCTGATATTAATCCAATTGGTGGTTCTGTTGGTTTTTGGCTGTTTAGGTCTTTTATAAAATTTAAATCAGATAAAAACGATAAATCAAGATTACTCATAATAATTTATAAGACTTTCCGTTTTTTTGTTTTCAGATTTTTTAATGCGAGAATGTGCTATACTATAATATTTATCGTCTTTTTCTATTCCTATAAACTTTCGTTTTGTATTTACACACGCCACACCAGTAGATCCACTTCCCATAGTTAGATCAGCAATTAAATTATTCTCATTACTGAAAGTTTTTATTAAATCCTCTAATAATAATATTGGTTTTTGGGTTGGATGATATCCATTGCAATCTTTTTTATATTTTAATATGTTGCTCTTGTATTTGCTTCCTTGCCAAAGATTAAAAGTGCTTGGAAATTTATCATTCATTGTTTTTAGTAACCCAGATCTATATTTTACATCAATTTCCTTTAATTCTAAAAATGACATAAAGCCTGACATCTTATCAATACCAAATACTTTAATCAATTCTAAATATGTTTTTTCGGTACATAGTAAATATTGTGTTGAATTAACATAAAAAGTATGTTCTGCTCTTCTGTGTCCTAATTTAAAATTTACCTGCTTTAAGTTAAGTCCAATAAAACAAAGAACATTTTTAAAATACGGTCTTAATGGATGAAAACCCTCAAAGTCATGTTTTTGATTGTTTTTACTAAACATTAAAACATCCTCAACATAACTCACAGGAGCTTTATTTACTAGCAAACAATTAGCGAAGTGCATTTTATCCCAATACATATTATAAGAATATGGTAAATTTGGAATTGCTTTGGATATTAATTCTGTTGTAAAAGGTTGATTAGCAAATAAAATCATTTTACCATTTTTTCTTAATATTCTATTTGATATTTCCATTATTTTTTTTGTATCAATTACAACATCCCAATTACTACTAGAAAGTCTATCGTATTTTTTTATACCAACGCCAAGTCCTTTAATCGTTCCATAAGGTAAATCTGTTAAAATTAAATCAACACTTCCACTCTCTATATAATCGCTTTCAATTAAACAATCACCATTTAATAATTTTATATTTTTCATACTTTAGCATCCTTTTGCATTTTCTCTAAAAATTTATCAATCTCTTTTTTAATATGTTTCTGGGATCTGTATAACTCTTTTTCTATAGTTTCATTTAATTGCATTATTTTTTTCGGATCATCATCTTTGAATATAGTGCACACCTTTGAAGATAACAATGCTGGTAACTGAAGAAACTCATTAACATCAATATTGTATAATTCTAAAAACATTCTTTTCACAAAATCACGATCAATCAATTTTTCCCGATCTTTATCATTTTTAATTTGCCGTTGCAATATATCTTCAATTATCTTTTGCCGTTCAAGTTCAGCTTTAGTTAAGTATTTTAATCCAGGGTCACGAATTCTATCTTGTTCAGTAACTTTACCAATTTCATTTATTATTTTATTTACATCAGGTTCTTCAGAATCATCAGGTTTTTTTTTATTCTTGCCAGTTTTGGAAGATGGTTTTTTAGTAGTCTTTTTTGACTGCTTACTGATTAAATTATTACGTGCCTTAATAATTTTGCTATCTAATTTTTTAGAATCTGATTTTGATTTACCTTTTTGTTTTTGCTGCTTAATATAACTAACTGATAACTTATGCTTGGGATCTATTTTCTTATTTTTATTTAAAGATAGTTTTTTAAACTTTACAGCTTTACCAATGGCAGCACGGGAAACACCTGCTAGTTTACTAAATTCCGATTGTGACAGTTCCAACATACAATATATATTATAATGTCAACCTGTCAACCTGTCAACCTTTTTTGTAAACCAATAATTGTAAACCGGCTCTAGTTGACAGGCTAGTAATAATAATAGTCAACACAAAGCACTGAATGAAACGTGATGAATAGCATACTTTGATACTCATTCTTATTTGTGTAAATGTTTTAATGTAATTTGTGTAAATTGGGTGTGGGTGGATTGTCAACTACGAAAAAAAACTTTCGCACCTAAAAAATTGAATGTCTACGAGTGTAGGG